AGCGACATCCAGCAATTCTTTTGCTTGAGCAGCCGTTACGCTTGCCACATCCACGAATCCTGTTGGAATATCCGCCATGGCACGTTCCAACGGATTTTGAATATCCACGAATCCACCGGAAATGAGATCCATCAACTCGATGGTCTTTTCAGGCTCTTGAACTGGAGGTTTAGACGCTAGATATTCAAGATGCTCGACGTATGCTTTGTAATGATCGGGAACCGCGCCGCGATAACCGTCGGCTTCTTCGATGCCCGCATCCGGTGTAGCCCATTGCCCATTGCGCATCTTAACACGCACGCCTTGTTCTTCAAGTGCCGCAACTTCTTCGTAATCCTCAGCGCTTGGCACCGGGCCCCATACAAAAAAGAGAATAGTTGGTTGAATTGTCTTCATATAGAACACTATATCACAAAAAGAAAACCCCGGAGTACCGGGGTTGAATCAAAAGGAACGTGCCATGTCTGTAGCACCCTTTCAGTATACCAATACACATAAAAATGTCAAGAAAAAACCCATGTTTGCACATGGGTTTCTACCGTTTAACGCCGTGTTTGATTACCGCGCTTCAACCACAACACCGGCGAGAGCCTTGTTGCTAGTAACCGTCTTATCCCAGTTCGTTCCCAAGAACAACGCAGAGTTCACCGGAGCGGATCCGCCGTTGGTAACGTCCCACTTGAAGCCCTTCACGCCCACGTTGTATGACCATTCGCTTTGCATCGTGGTGCGCAGCGTATCAGTTCCGTTGGGTGTGGAAAAGTTCGTCCAGAAGTCGCCATTGTCTTCAACAACCACGGCATTCTCGGTCAAGCCGAGGATGTGATACGTGGATACAGCAGGAGGTCCAGGCACTGTAGTAACGAGCGAAGGGGCATCGGTAACCACGAAAATGCGACCCATACCGTCCTGCATGACGTTCACGTTTTGGAACGTGAACAAATGCGACCCGTTGGCGTATGCAAGTTTCTGGATATCAGTCATGTTCTTAGAGTGCATGACCCACGCCGCGATTGATTGCGATGCATCACCCATCTTGCCTTGTCCTGACACAAGAGCATCCCACGTAACCGTACCGGATCCAATGGCGGTGTTGTTGAAGATGTTGGTTCCTTCTGTCGCGAGAGCGGCATACGTAGCACCCAACGCGCTGTTCAACTTTTCAGCGAGAGCGGCCTTTGCCATTTGCGTGCCATACGCCACACCAGCGTCGGCGGGGTTTTGCTTAATCCACTCGAAATTCGAACGCTCGAAAGAAACGGGTGGAGTACCACGCGCTACTTTTACCGATACTGCTTCAGCTTGGGTCAGCGGAACAGACGCGACAGTCGTGATTGAGTTCGGATTACGAACTCGAACCAAATTCGAAATTTGCGCGAAGAAGGATTCGTGCGCGAAATTGCCTTGGTTTTCCAACGCACGCAGTACGATAGTGCCGCGTGCAGCTTCATTGAAAGCGGCGGTATTTTGCATATCGACTTCGGTGAAAGCCGAGTGAGCGTACTCACTGTAAACTTGCAGATCGGACAATGCCATGATGTAACTCCTGATATAAATGTAAATGGCGGTTATTGCTGTGTCAAATGGGGATGCTTGGCTTCAATACGCGCACGGATGTCCGCAGTTGTCAAAGCTTTCAAATCCTTTTTATCGTTGCCATCGTGGGGAGCACCGCTACCAGGTCGTTTGGCGCCTCCGGCACCGCCGGAAGCTTTCGATGCAATCATAATAGCACTGAAATCTTTATTTGCAACAAACTCATTTGCCAGCTCGTCCGTAGTCAACGCCGACGGCTTTCCGTCAGCGCCAAGCACGCGTGTCTTGGGTTCATCGCCTTCGAAGTCAGCTTGCAACCGTGCACGCACGTGTGGAAGGATAATCGAGGGCGCCGTGGAAATCTTCGTTGCAATTTGCAAAGCAACGTTATCTACCAATTGCTTTTCAATATGCGCACGCAATGCCTTGGTCTTGGTTTCAGACTCAAGACGTTCCTTGTCCGACTTTTCTTTCCACGATTTTTCCAGCGCTTCGATATCCCCGCGCTTCTTCGCATCCGAGTCAGTCAAAGAATCTAATTGTGCAGCCAATTCAGCAGCTTTCTTTTCAGCGTCTTTGCGCAGCTGGGTCTCCCGATCTTTTGCACGCTTGAGTGCTCCAGTATCTTCTTCACCGTCCAAGTCCAAGCGGTAGTTGTCGTCTCCGTCGGCGACGTATTCGGTTTTGAGGTCTGCGGCGAGTTTGTCATAGTCTGCCTTAGTAATTTTGCGTTTCAATGCCATTTTCAGTTTTTCCAGTTGCTTGTTAGTGTAAAAAATTCATCCGGGGTTAGCGGAGTCGTCGCTCTGTAAGCACCCGATTTATCCATACTACCATATTTTTTGATGCTCTCCGGCTGACGTTTGTGCCACTCCGCCATGCTTTCGTTTATACCACTATCAGCAGCACCAAGTTCGTCGACAACTGGAACCGTAGTGGACCTACACCGCATATGTGCAGGCGGTAACGGGCCTTTGCCAGCCACAAAAATCTTGCCATTGCGTTCTTGGCATATTGCAGACGTCCGATGATCCATAACGGAAACCCATCTATACCGCTTGGATAGCAACGATGATGTTACCGCCGCATCAACGAAATCATTCGCGAAACCAAGCGACGTATCGACAACGGACGCGAACTGGGCTTGGATTTGCGCGACATAGCCATTGTGTCCTTGCCGTACTCCTGGAGCCCCCAAGAGTGCATCGTGAAGCTGTTTCCATGTGTATCCGCTCCCCCACGCTTGCATAACCAGCGCCGCCAAACGCTCTTCGCTTTGCTTACCATAGCGCTCAACCATATCTCGAAGCGGTACGCCGAGCGCGGGAATTGGCTCTTTAAGTAAGCGCTCAAGTAGTAGCGATCCGCTAAATAAAATGGCGAGAGGTACGGATCCATCGCTACCAGCATCGCGCACGTATGTATCGACGTCATCGTCTCCCACAATGTCATCTACTTCTTCCTCATCGCTATCTATATCAAAACGAACATTGGCCCACAGCGACTTCGAAGCGACCAACTTCCCACCGCTGAAATCCTCCACTGTCTTAATCAACCCCGCACCTACCACGTCGTAGAACCCAGCATGCGCGGCTTTCAACTCTCGCAGCAACTTCGCTACTTCCTTTTTCGTCATCAACCCCAAGTCTTCGTACTGTACTTTACCCATCACAGTATCCAACTCCTTTCGCAATTGACGAAACACCTTATCCCTCTTCGAGATTTCATACTTCTTGAGCGAATCAAGAAGTATGGCGTTGCGTACCGCGATATCGTGCAATTTCAAATTATCAATCGATGCCATGGCTCTATCTTATCAGCAATCGAGAGATGGTAGATCAATCGTGTCTGTGCACGCACCAATCGCCGTCAACTTCTCCAACTCAAGTTCGGCACTATGCTCCAAAAGCGTAGCCATGTCGCAGTAACTATGCAACGTGTTGTATATAGCCAGGCGCATGCCGGCGTCGTGCTTCGCAGCTTGGTCGGAGTCAAGAAACTCCGCGTACGTGTCAGCGCTATATCGGCTAATGTATTCACGAAGTGCCTGGATTATCCCATTGACTATATAGATGTCCAGAATCTCTACGCGGATTTTTAACCCGAGTGCGTCGAATGCACTCTGCAATTGCTTGCGTCGAAAGCCATTAAAACTTTCGATCACTTCTTGTGTACTTGTCTTCATAATTCTCCGATGTCGGGTATGTCAATCGACTCCAACGCCTCTGTCTTGTACTCCAATTCTCGTGCGTGAAGTACTAAAAATTCAATGCCTTCATATGCTTCAACGAGCGTATGAATGATGTGAAGAATCTCTTTGCGCGACTCGCCCGACTTCAAATACGTAGATTCATCCCACTGCATATTCGATGCGTACTGCCCAACAAGAGTATAAATCGATTGCACTGTTTTGAACTTCAACGCATCCGAACGCACCACAAGACCCATCTCTCTAAAGTAATAATCGACGGTTGTAGAGTATCTACTACGTAATTTGTCTTCCAATTTATCGTACATCATGAAGAAATCAGTTCCGAGTTGATCCATATCAAAATCCGAATAAAGTTAGCCTGGCTTGCACCATGTCGTCGATACCGATCGCGACGTCGTACAGTGCTCGTGCGAAGTCCATGCGCGGGCGCGCTTCGTGGACTGGGTTGTACTGTCCGATGTGCGTGCCGAACATCATCGTGTCAACGTGCGTCCAATTTCGTTTCGTTACAGCATACGTGCAAATAGTCGCAATCATGGACGTATAGATAGCACGGTGCGTATCAATCTTCCCAAGATCCGCCGCTTCATTGAAGATTCTATGAAACTCCAAAAATGGCTCTTTCGTTGCTTCAGTCATACCAAAGCCGCATCCAAATCCAATTGTGGTAAGTCAAAATCTGCTTCGCGCGCAATAACAGACTCTTTAATCTTCAGCATACGACCAAGCTTTCGTAAGTCTTCCATATCCTCAAACTTGGATACATTGACCATATGCTCGAAGATTTCCATCTTGGTCTTTTGACCATCGCTAGCCGTAGCATTCTTGCTTAATGCTACCCGTTTCTTCTGCCGCAAGATGAGCATCAGAGACGTCAGAAATGTATCACCAGTAAACGCTAGCGCATTGATACCGGTTCTAAGATAGCGTGATAGTGTCATAATCTCCGTGCGCACATACCTGCAACTGTATATTTTGGTGTCGTCCATGGGCGTGGGATTGAAAGAAGTGGATTTTAAATGTGCCTGGCAAACAGAGTTGAGGACGTTGAATAACGTTGGATCTACTCTAGATAAATTCATAATTCAACTCCGGCTACGGTAGCAACGTTGTATCCGTACATTACCCAGTCAGCACCGCTGCAATGGCCCAGACAAATCCCAGTGCGGCTAATGGCTACGCCATCTAGTATGCCGATGGATGCCAACGTTTCCAAAAGTTCGTCCGCTTTTTCAGTATTGTACACGGAGCAATAGTGCAATTCTCGCGTGCTCAAATCGCGCCATGCAAC